CCGACTACCAGCCCGGAAACTACACCGGCACGCTGAACGCGAGCGCATGGCTGAACAGCATCGGAGCCGCTCCCAGCCTCGCCCAAGCCTCCGGTGCGGCCCAGCCGATCATCCTGCCGTTCAGCGGGCAGAAGTATGCATGGATTGGCAGCGCGAACAATAATTTGTTTTCTACGCCAAATGCGGCAGAGAATCAGATTGTTGGGGATATTGCACTGGTTGCCTATGTTGCCCCTAATGCTGCCGTTCCGGCTACAAATCAGTTTTTGATGGGGAAGGCAACACCATCCGCGAGTAGATTATATGAGTTTTATTTAACGAGCGCAGGAAACCTCAGAGGCGTATTTAATGGCGCAGCCAATCTCGATTCAACTGTCGGCGCAGGTTTTTCTAATGGAGTCGCGCAATATGTCGCAACGACTCGATCCGCTGCGAGCGGAGATGTTAAGTTCTTCAACAGCCCTGATGGGATTACGTTCTCGCAACTTGGGACTACGGTATCCGGCGCTTCTGGGGCAATCAATTCATCCTCGCAGTTAGCTACAGTAGGAAATTCCAACGACCAGAACGCGGGATTTATAGGAAAGATTTATAAGGCGCAATTATTTAACGGTATTCCGCCAATCCTAGGTGGTTCCGGTAGTGCAATCCCTACGCAACAGTTCTCCGCCTCCGACTGGCCCGAGACCACGACGAACGGCGCAACGGCAGTATCTTCTACTACTGGCGAAACGTGGACGCTTACAAATACCGGAACGAAACTCGCGCAGATCGTGGCGAGTCCGCAGCTGCTGTTCGACGGGGCTGCGTTCTACATGCAGATGGCGACGACGCTGGTGCAGCCGGTTACTGTGTACGCTGTCATAAATCAGATTACGTGGACCATCCTGCACGCACTGTTCGATGGTAATTCTCTGGCAACCGGAGAACTTGTACAGACGACCGCAACGCCTACTCTAGACATTTCCGCAGGAACGCCCGTCGCGCCTAACGCGAATCTTGCGCTTAATACTTACGGCGTTGTCACTGCGATATTCAATGGAGCGTCATCGTCTCTGCAAATAAACAGCACCGTAGCTACGACCGGAAACGCAGGCGCTGGGAACATGGGCGGCTACACCATCGGCGCGAATGCAGCTGGACTCCTATTTGGGAACTTGCAGGCGAAGGAATTGATATTACGCAACGTTTCAGATTCTGCCGGGACGCAGGCGAACATTCGCGCTTTGCTAAAAAGCCTATACAGCACCCCTTAGAGATATCGGATATGCCATGAGACTGACCTACTCCACCCAATCCGACGCGCAGACACGCGCTGACTCCATCCATGCGCAACTGCAAGTGGTCGATGCTGACTACGCAGCAAGCGCAGCCGCAAACCAGACGATGCGCTGGACGATTCCGTATCAGGATAAGGACGACGCGGGGAACCTTCTCAGCACGAACTGGTTTGTAACTGTGTCCGACCGTTGCCAGCTAGTGCTGACCGATGCCGAACAGACTGCGGCGGGATTTCCGGCACCGGGTCCGTGACTGGCCTCTGGATCTTCCTCTCCGTCCTCCAGGCTCTCGACGGCTGGACCACAACCCAGATCCTGCGCTTCGGCGGCCACGAACTCGACCCGATCATGCGCGCCTTCATGCGCGTGTTGGGCACCCGCTGGGCGCTCGTAGTGACCAAAGTCGGTCTCGTCGTGTTCAGCCAGTACCTGATGGTCGAAACAAATAACCTGCCGCTCTGGTTCTGGGGCGGCTTCATCGGAATGTTCGGAGGCGTCGTCCTCAACAACCTGCTCGTCCTGAAGAAGATGGGCCACCTTACCGCACTCTAAGGAAATGACATGACCACGAACTACGACCGCCGCCCCATCCATCCGTCCGACGCATGGCTGCTCGACACGAGCGGGCGCGTTGTTGGCGTCGAGCTCGCGCAGGCGTGCGACCAGAAGAGTTACCTCCCCGGCATGGGCAACGACTCAGGCACGAACGTCACCTTCGGCACAGTCACCGCGAACCTCGCAGGTAACGTCACAGGCAACGTCGCCGGCAACGTGGCAGGCACTGCCGCCTCGACCAACACCGCCAACGTCGGGACCCCCGGCACCGGCGTGACCGCGGTCGAGAACGGCGACGGCAACCACCACATCACGACCCTTACCGTGGCGACCGTGCTCCCGGCGATCGCCGGCGGCGCCTCCCTCGGTGTCGGCGTCCTGCTCTACACGCTCCCGGCTGGTGCCCAGATCGTCTGGAGCTCGCGCATGAGCATGGCCATCACCCAGACCACCGGCCACATCAACGCAAACACCCCGACCGTCGGCCTGGGTACCGTCGTCGCCTCTGGCGCGATCTCCGTCTTGTCGGGCACCGCGACGTTCCAGAGCATCATCGTCGGGACCGCCGCCGCGAACTGCACGGGCACCGCGACCCTGAGGACTGCAACCCCGACCGCGAGCCCGTTCACCCTGATCACCGAGACCGGTGGCGTGAAGTCGATCTACTTCAACGCGGCCGCGGCATGGTCCGCCTCCGGCGACCCGGCGGCGGTACTCGCCGGCACGGTCGTCCTCGACTGGGACACGTTGGCCTGATAGATGACGAACTCTGTCGATCTATCCGTCCTGCCCGATGAGGTGCAGGAGGCCCTGCAAGCGCACGAGGACGTCGGGACCGCACGCCTGGCGGCACTGAGTGCGACCCTCGCCTCGAAGCGCAAGGACGCCATCGCCGCCCGTAAAGACTCGGGCATCGAGGCGGTCTGGATGCAGGCCGAGGAGTCCTACCTCGGGATAGACGACACGAACCGCGGGCTCTTCGCGAACGCCCGCTGGGCGAAGCCGACCACGATGCAGGGCCCCGTCACCACGGGCGCCGTAGGTCGTGCACAGGGTGAGATAAAGTCGGAGGCCTTCGTGCGGCTGACCAGCCGCTATGTTGACGCCGGCGCCGCCAAGCTCGGCGAGATCCTGCTGCCGGCCGACGAGAAGGCGTTCTCGTTCACAGCCGAGCCCGTCCCGGAGCTGATGCGTGCCCTAAAGGACACGAGCCAAGCCGTACATGATGGCGCCGCGCTGACGCGCGCGGCACCCGCCCCCTCGCCTGGCGCCCCCCTCCCACCGGGCGCACCCCTGCCGGCCTTCGCCGGCGCACCGCCCGCGGCGCCAGGCGCCCCCGCACCCGAAGTCCCGATCACGGTCAAGGACATCGCCGAGGAGACGCTCGACCTCGCGAACGCCGCCGCCAAGAAGGCGGAGACCCGGATCTACGGGTGGATGGTGAAGTCCAAGTACCGCGCGGAGTCGCGCAAGGTCATATTCGATGCCGCCCGCATCGGGGTCGGCGTCCTGAAGGGGCCGTTCCCGCGCACCAGCACCTCCCGTGCGCTCGGCAAAGACAAGAAGGTCAAGATCCTCAAGAAGCTCGCCCCGACGTACGAGTGGCGCGACCCGTGGAATATCTACCCGGACCCCGCGTGTGGCGAGAACATCAACAACGGCGACCACCTGTTCGACGTCGACTTCTTCTCGGCGAAGCAACTGCGCGCGCTGAAGGGCGACCCCGGGTACTTGCCGGATGCAATCGACTTCGTGATCAATCAAGGCCCGCAAGGCGTGGCCCAGGACACGCAGAAACCCGGCGAGAAGGTCGACAAGAATCGCTTCGCGGTCTGGTATTACTACGGGACCTTGACGAAGGAAGACATGGTCGCCGCGGGCGGCATGAAGGCGGACGAGCCCTCCGGCCCCGAGGTGTACGCGATCTGCACGATGGTGAACGACACCATCATCCGCGCGTCGATGAACCCCCTCGACTCCGGTGAGTTCCCCTACCACTCCGTGCCCTGGCAGCGGCGCGCCGGCCACTGGGCTGGCGTCGGCGTTGGCGAGCAGCTGGAGATGCCGCAGCGCGCGATCAACGCTGCCATCCGTGCGCTCTTCAACAACGCCGGCAAGTCGGCGGGCAGCACGATCGTCATGGACCGCGGCATGCTTACGCCGGCCGACGGCAGCTGGACGCTGACCCCGGACAAGCTCTACTACACGAACGTGGAGTCCTCGGTCGAGGACGTCCGTAAGGCGTTCGCGTTCTTCCAGGTCCCGAACGTGGGCCCGCAGTTGATGTCGATCATCGAGCTCTGTCTGCGTCTCGCCGAAGAAGTCACGAACATCCCGCTCGTCACCCAGGGCCAGTCAGGCCCGACGACACCAAACACCTTCGGCGCCACGCAACTGCAGAACAACAACGCGAACCAGTTGCTGCGCTCCATCGGCTACTCGTTCGACGACTACATCACCGAGCCGGTGGTGAACCAGTCCTACGAGTACCTGCTGCTCGATGACACGGTCCCGGACGAAGAGAAGGGCGACTGGGCCATCGATGCTCACGGGTCGGTGACGCT